GCACTTGATGATCGGCTCAATCCAGTATTCATCGATGTTCTGGATTACTTCTTTCAGCGGCAACGAAGACGCCGACATGATCATGCTGATTCCGCTGGCGGTCTTGTTCAGGTTGCTAGCGTCATCGCCCTGGGTGTACTTGGTGATTGCGGTATCGTCGTCGCTGAACTGCTCGGCCAGGGCAATCACATCGCGCCATCCGTCCGTTACGTCGGGCTCGAGATGGTCGATGATGGCGTTCTTGCGCTCATCCGCGGAAAGACTTGGTTTGAACTGATACACCTTGCCGGGGAACTTCTTGAAGTCTTCGCCGGGCATGAACTTAGATCGGTCTACGCTCTTGGTCCCCAGCAAGGCCATGCCCTTGCCTTCCATGAACAGGCGGAAAGCTGCATTGACGACCTTCTGCTGCGGCGCGTTGTTCTCGGCCACGCCAACGCCCCAGATTTCCTCTTCCTCGTCCTCATAGATCGAGCGCAAGGTGCCGCAATGATCCGACCACGGCATTTGATCGATCTTGACCACCACGCCGCCAGCCATGATCACAATGGCCTCAACCATTTCGCCAGTGTCATCCAACTCAGGCTCAGTCGATGGCTGCGGCTCAAACTCGGTCTCGCCGCCCATCATCGGCTCGGTCTCAACCGGCATCAGCCGCTTGGGGATCTTGCCGAAGAAGCGCGCAACCTTTATCCGCTCGTCACGGTGCCAATAGTCGATATTGGCGCGCAGCTCTTGTGCACGCTCGGACCCGGTCTCGTTGCCACGGTCGCCAGGGCCTTGCAGCGCCTGATCGATGTTCACGTAGCCCTCGCGGCCACGCCATGAAGCCACGGTATGCGGGCTTTCCATGTTTGCCCAGAAGGTGCCTAGGCCCCGGCCTATCTCGCGTGCTTCAGGATCCGGATAGACGTCCAGGGTGTTGCCCAGCTCGAAGTAAGGTGCGTCGTACTCATATTTCTGCTCGCGCATCAGGCTGAAGCTACCGTTATCCTCGACGACCACCTCGCTGATGCTCTCCTTGCGCACGAACGGCCCGAACATAAAGCCCGTGCCGTACTTGGCCAAGGTATTGACGCCAGACTTCAACAGCCGCTTGAACTTCATCTTTTCAAGCTGTTCGGTGAGGATGTCCTCCATCGTGTCGGCGAAGAACTTCACTTGCTCATTCACTGGGCTGGTGTCAAATGGCAACTTGCCATTGCCAAACAGCGCATCGTTGATCTTGGCCCGTGCCGCACGAACTTTGTTACGGGTCGAGCCCATGAACAGGCCGGCCGCCTTCTTCGACTTCGCGGCGCCGCTACCCTTGGTATCGTTGTCGCGCGGGATGCGCATCACGTCTTGGTAGCACTCCAGCAGCTTCAGCTCCTGCGGCTTGCGCGCCTGATCCCAGTCACTCAGCCGCTTATCCAGCAAGCGGGCAAGTTCTGCGTAGGAGGTGTCCTGATCTGCCATCAATGCGCCTTAAAAGTAGATTCCATCCGAGTCGGGCTCCGCCTGCGAAATGGCAGTTGAGTATTCCGACTCCTTTTGTGATATCGCATAGCGCCGCATCATCCAGGCGTACCGCGTTGCCGACATCAAGTCATCCGCCAGCTTCACTACCTTGCCGTCCTTGCGGTGATACAGCCTGAACTCTTCGAACCATTCAGCCAGGTGCGAGAAGACCTTGAACTTCTTCAATTGCATCCGCTGCAGCATCTCTTGCAATCCAGCCTCTACCCCGTTTGTTCCATCGGGAAAGGTGGCGCGCTCAGACATCATTACCAAGCCAGCGCCTCGGTACTGTTCCGCGAGTTGCACGCCGGATCCCTTGTCGTGTTGCAGGCCGTCGTGCGGCCATGCCATTGGCAACCATGACGGCCACTGTTTCAATGACATGGCAAACATCTGCGGCGTCTGTTCTTTCTGGCGGTGGCAATCGATCACATAGAATGTGTCGCTGTCCTTATCCCAAGCGCATCGCACTCCGGCGCTCGGGTGATCCCAGCCAAAGTCAAGTCCGCCTAGCTGCGCCCAATGCGAAGGAATAGCAAACGGCTCAACCTTGATCGCGTCATCAGACATAGGAAAGATGCGCCCCGATCCAAGTGATGGAATACCTTTTGTCCGCGCCTCCCGCTCGTGGGCCGGGTAACTGTTGATGATTGCTTCACGCTGCTGCGCCGTGTAGTGCAGCGCATCGTGAATCGTCATGTTCGTGACGTGCGTTCCTGGCGCCTTATCGACTAGGAACCGCTTGACCGTGTTGGTCATCCCCTTCAGCGGGGTAAATGTGGTGTAGACGATGCCGTCTGTTGCGTTGGTCCGGGTTAAGCACTCAAGGTAAATGTCCTCGTCCGGCTCTTCGTCCAACCAGACTAGGTCGAGGGTTTCCGCTTGGAACTTCTCTCGCCCCTGGTCGTATGACTTGAAACCGATCAGGCTTTCCCCAGCCTGGACATCTCCGCCGCCGCCATGCCGCACTACGATTGTGTCAATCGCATCCGCAACGCCGCGCTTCATCGACTTGTCCTTGATCGCATCCTTGGGGATTGCCCCGGTACCGATCTGGATGAATCGACCGCACAGCACGCGCTGCACTGAGTCACGCGTCACCTCACTGGTAACGCCGGCGACCCAACCTGCTACCTGCTTCTTGAACTCTCGGCCTTGCCACCAATCCGGATACCGCCCGGTCAGATGCATTGCAGTCTCGAAGCCTGCCGACCATGTCTTGCCCAACTGGTTACCCGCCATTAGCAGGCGCTCTCGCTGGGAACTGCCCGCCGTATGGAACTCAACCTGCTTCGGATACGCCAGGTAATCCTTGAGCTTGTTCTGACTGTTCCTAGTGTCGAGTTCCGCCTGCATTGCCTTGAGAATCAACAAGGCTTTGGAGGGCAGCAATTCCGGCAAGGAGGTCATCGTCGGTCAGGTCTTCCAGTGGTCTCTTGATTTCAAGTTCCTTCGGCATGAGGCTTGCAACAACCTTCAGGTATTGAGCCGGCGAATTCTTACGAGTGGCCACAATCGCGGCCTTCCCGTGTTCCGCGAAGTCTTCAGACAGCGCCTTCATGAAGTCGCCTTGCAGCCGGTTCTTGGAACCAACCGGCTTTCCACCTGGGTTGGGCGACGTTCCCTTTTGGAATCGTGTCGCTACTCCAGCGTCTTTGATCTTCGGATTTGCCATAGCCTTTTTCTGAGGTTTTACTCGCACTTCTCAGGTTGCTTCGAACAGGCTCAACTGTATTGATGTTGTCGGACGATAGGTCGCCCGTTTTGGCGGGGTCTTGATGGTGGGAGGCTGGCGGTCTAGATGGACGGCCTGCCATAGATGGATGAGGCGATTGCCCTTAGAGTGGGATGGCTCGACGCCGTCATTGCGGTAGGACTTGATGGTCGTTTTGGGAATGCCGGTGCACGCTCCCATCTTGGAGAACGAGAAGCCCCCGGCGACCAGTTCAGTGATCAGCCGGGGGAAGTCTATAGGTTCGTCCTTGATTTGGGTCAGCAATCACCCCTCCCAGTTTTCAAAGAAGCGCCAGACAACACCGAATGCGAACCCGAATGCAGCGAGGATCGCTCCGACGGCCATGATGATTTCGGTATTGTCCATCTCAGTCGCCCTCCGACTCTGCTATTGCTGCGGCGAGGCAGAGGACCATGCAAGTTTCCTCGCCATCTGCGGCTTCTTCATATCCACATGCGTTGGCGAAACCATGAACATCACCCGGAGGCACAATACCCATTTCATATCGAAAAAAATCGCAGGCGTTCAATTTCGGCGCCCAATATCCCTCAAGCGCAAACTCCGCCGCCAACCGAAGCACCTCACTAGACTTATTCATTGCGGCGTCTCCTTAGTGGCCTTGCTGGCCTTCTTCATCTTGGGCAATTGCTCTTGGCTTGGCCTGTTCTTGGGCATCTTCCAGCCGAGTGCGACCAGAGCGTGTTGTACCTGCATATCGCAAAGATCAATCTGAACTGCTGCTGCTTCGCCCGTGTCGAGGTCCTTGACGATCTGGCGGATAAAGCCGCTGCCGTACTCGGTCGAAATCTGGAATTTCTTCTTGTCGGTCATTTCTTCCCGTCCTTTTCATTTTTGGATGCCCCGCCAAGCTCACGGATGATGGCCAGAAGGCGATGATCGTTAGTGGTTAATGGGGTAGTAGCCACTCGCTCTTTGCGCTTGTTTAAACGCAGGAATTTTGATTTGTTTTTCATGGGTCACCGAAAGTAGGTAATGCCGTCATCACACGTCCAGCCCGTTTTGCTTGGAGTTGAACCAACGCCAATAGTCATTTGGCCATTTGCCCCTACACCGTAGGTGTTGAACGTATCTCCTGATACTTTCGCGGTGACCTTGCAGGCGTGTGCCGTTTTGAATTCCTCCCAATCTGCAGATTCACTAATCACCGACCAGGTCGCGATGCCAATTACTGCAAATATCAAAGCCCAAAATTTCCACATTACTCGTCCTCCCCATAAGGTCGTCGAAACACTTGCCCATTCCAATCTTCGCTGTCGGCCTGCTGGTGCAGGTCGGCAATGCGCATTTCCTCCTGCCGCCGGTAGTAGGCGCGCACCGGCAACAAAGGCGTTAAATGATTTAAGTTCTCGATGGAATTCATCAGAAATTGATCGTAAGGGCTCATGCCGCCCTCCCCACAGGCTGCCGCACCAGCCCTTCAGCGTTCAGGCCATAGGCCAGGATGGCCAGAGAATCGGCATGGTTGTCATCGACTGGGATGAAACCCCGTGCTCGCGCCTCTGCCATCATCTCCGGCTTCTTTGCATTGCCCTTGCCGGTCCAATCTTTTTTTATCTGGCCGACGCCGACAGGGACCATGCGAACGTTGTTGAGAGCAGCCCAGATTTCAAGCTGGCAAAGAAAGCCCCCGTAAGCGTGAGCAGCCAGGACACCGACATGGCGCTTCACGTCTTCGAAGTACACGACATGGATCTCGCCGGCTGCATTACGCACCTCGCTCAAGTGGTTGCGGAACCTGATCCACCGATGCCCGGCTGGTTCGTCTTTCCTGGCTGCGCAGTTCACGGTGCCGCCGCTGATCTTGCCGCCGCGCACGTGCAACGACCACCCGGTCTTGGTTCCTAGGTCGAGGGCAAGGATGTTCATGCGGCCCCCGTCACTGGATTGCGGCTAGCCTCACAACGCCGCATGAGGGCAAACGGGTCGTATCCGGTTAGCGGCTTCATCGGCGCCAGATAGCGAGGGCCGACTACTTCCAGCGGTTCCTTGCGGGTGAAGTGCGAGCGCCCCCTGTACGCGCCTCGCTCGATCTTTCCTTCGTTGCTCAGTGCTCTGATGGCCGTAACAGTCATGCGAACTTCCGTGCCGACCAGGGCAGCCAAGTCTGCGGCGTAGTAGGTCACGCCCTCTTCCATCACTGCCAAAATTTCCTCGGGTGTCACTTGCTTTTTCATGTTGTTCTCCTTGGTTTATGCAAGATTGCGTGCCAGTCCTCGGCGCGCGTTGAGGTTGTTGTCACTAAACTTTTGGCAGTCCGGATCAAACCAGAGGTGGATTCGGCCTTCCCAGTCACCATTGCGAGATTTGTCGCAGATCAGCAAAGTGTCTGCGTCGTTCTCGTTGACC